GGAGTTGTGCCAATAGATTTCAGCACTACCACCAAGCAACTTTTCAAGGTCCATCAAGCGGTTCCAAATCCGCTCAAGGCGTGGCGTGCCAATACTGTTGTTTTCGTTTTCACGTTCGGCAACGTGAATCACGCGGGAATGGTGCACGGTCAGCACACGTTGGCCGCCGCCCGTACCGGCCCAATTGGCGCCCGTGGTCAACCGGTAGAGTTTGGGGCGCCCAAATCGCGGGGATTTCGGGTCATTCTCCCATGCACTGATTTGCGCGGTCATTTCCCCGTGCGGTTGAACGTACATCAATTGATATTTCTTGCCCGGGGTCACCGGCTTTTCCGTGTCCTCACGCCCATCAAGGCCCAGGAACAACACACCGTAATGGCCAATCCCGGTGAGGCGGTCCAACCGGTGAAAGGCGTTCCACAACATGATGCGTTGCTCAAGCGTGGCAAATGCCCGGATGAATTCCTCACTTGCCTTGAACGTGGGGTGTTGTTTCCACGTTGCATCAGGGAAGGCGTCAATGATGCGCGCGGCAATGTCGCCCCGGTCATAGCGGTCCCGCATTTCCTGAACGGATACGGCATCCGGATAACCCATTGCGGCCCACAAATCCCGCTCACCCTCATGGGATTTGCCCGTCAGGCGCGCAAGCACGCGGCGCCACGTTGAAAGTTGTGCGTCACTCATTTACCACACTCCCGCCCGCCGGGCGTTGTTGTCCCCCAACATGTCAACGATGGCATCAACCATCGGGTCAACCTGGTCATCATTGTCCGCGTTGGGGAATGCGGACGTTTCGGCAAGGAAGCCGGACAACCAGGGCGCCCCCACCGGGAGCAACACCAATCCTGCCTGAACCCTCGGGGCAATGTCCATGACCCGTGAAACCTTGTCACGGTCGCGGGGAATGCCAAGCACCGGAATTGCCGGGATTTGTTGGGCCTTGTCGCCGCGCGCAAGTTGCTGAATCAAACCGGTGCCGCTTGATTTGTCCTCAACCTTGATGGCACGCAACACACCTTGGCCCTTGGTTTCCTTGTGCTTGTTCCAGAATGCCCGCGCCTGAATCAACAGGTCCGGCGCTTCCCACCGTCCCCGGATTTGGTCAAGAAAAACCGCGCGCCCATCCTCGGACATTCCCCAACACTGAAACACTGAATAGTCATTTTGTTCACCGGTTTTTTGCGCGGTGTCCGCATAAATCGCGCGCCACAGGATGCGCGGCGGGGTGGCGTAATACTGCCACCATTTATCCTTGAGCAAACCGCCACCCAGGGGCGCCGGCATTTGTTGAAATTGCCCGGCAACGCCATAGTCACCCAACAATTTTTTGTCACGTTCCACAACCTCACGCGGGAAACGTTCGGGGAAAAGCAATTCCCCTTTTTCCTTGCGCGGGTCACTCAACCCAATGGACGTGACGCAACGGCGGGATGGTTCAAATTCCATCGGCAAGCAAAGGTGTTCCCATCCCAACTTTTCCTTGAGGACAAACCCGGACGGGTCACCCTCATGCAACCGTTGCATCACCATGACAATTGCGGAACGGTCGGGGTTGTTCAGGCGCGTTGGCAAGGTTTCGCGCAACTCACGGATGGTGGTTGCACGCTCCGCCGCACTGTGCGCGCCCTCAACGTTCAACGGGTCATCCCACACCACCCGGTCACCGCGTTTGCCCGTCATCGCCCGGACTGCGCAGGATTGGCGCCAACCTGTTGCAACGTTTTCAAAGTAGGTTTTTTGATTCTGGTCACCCACCATTTTGACGGGCCACCGGGTTTGATACCACTCGGATGAAATCAGGCGCCGCATTTTCATGTTGTCGCGGGTGGCCAAGCCTTCCTCATGTGAGGCGCCAATAAACCTGATGTGCGCCCAACCAATCGGCCCCCATTCCCATGCCGGCCAAAACACGTTGGTCAACAGGCTTTTCATGGTGCCCGGCGGGATGTTGATGAGTAGGCGTGAAATTTCCCCGTAAGTCACGGCGGCCAAATGTTCGCAAACAAAATCAATGTGCCACCCGTGGCGGTAAGGTTGGCCAGGTTCAAGCACATGCCATGCCTCACGCACAAAAGTTGAAAGGGAGCGTTTGCAAGCCTCCCTTTCAATTTCCAACCAATCCGCTTGCGTCAGTTGCATCAGTGCACCGTGACGCCCGGGTTCATCCGCTCAATCATCGCAATCAATTCAACCGGCGCCCCGTTCATTGGTGTGGTGTTGATGTGAAGCGTGACGCATCGCACCTTGCGCGGTTCCTCAACACGCGGGGTTTCCGTGAGTGCGCGGAAGGTTGCCCATGCCGCCGCAAGGTCAGCGGTCAGCAAAACATAGCGGACACGCTCACCCGGCGGCAGTGCTTGCAATTGCTCAAGCACCCACAACACCTGATGTTTGGCAATCACCCTTTCAATTGCGCGGCGGATGGGTCGCTCATCAATCATGCGCGGTGCCTCAAGGCTTTGCGGAATTCCGCGTCAAGGATGGTGAGGGCGTGCATTGCAAGGGCAAATGACGGAACCGTCACGCGGCCCGGGAGCGCCCAACCCGTTTGCCCTTGCGGGTCCGTGATGTACGGGATGTGGGCGTGTTCGCCAACCAAATCATTGCGGTGTTGTTTTTTGTACGCGCGGGAACGTGGGCCGGTCATGGGAAATCCCTGGTTGTTATTGGCAACCGGAAGTTTCCGCGCGCCAATGTTCCCGCGCAACTCAAGGCGACGGACGGCGGGCCGCCATCAATTCCGCAAGTGCCTGGTCACTCAACTTGGCCACATCAAAATTGGTGGCAGCCTTGGGTGTCATGCTGCCATCACTTGAAAGGTGGTCAGTGATTTCACGCAACCCGAGGTCACGCGCAATAATCACCGGGTTGAGCAAACCGGCGGCAGCGGCGGTGAATTTCTGGTTGCGGATAATTTCATCACATTCATTTGTCACGTCAGAAAATTCCGGCTTTTTCCGGTACTGATTCCAGGTTTCCCGTGTGATGCCGATGAACAAACACAATCCTTCAACCGTGAATGCATGGCATTTTTTCAAATCCGTTTTGGTGATGCTGCCCTCATAGGCAAACGCCTTTTGTTCAAGCAACGGGTTTTCCTGCACCCACTTGAAATAATTTTCACAGGCTTGGGCCAACTCATCGGCATCCCTGAATGCGACGGGCCGACCAATGCCGCGTTTCTGCACCACTTCCCACAATTCCACGGGTCAACCCTCCGCATATTTCCGGGCAATTTTTGCTGCCCGTTTTTTCCTGATGCGTTCAAGCCTATCACTTTCGATTGCCCGGCGCTTATCCATCACTTCCCGGGTTGATGGTAGGTCACCCGAGTATTCCACACGGGTGACAGTGAGCGTTGTTCCCTTGGCATCAATCGCGGTCCTCACCTCCCACCCTTGGGCCAACCCGTATTGGTGCGCGGCACTCCGGACACGGGCACATGCTTCCTGGTCACTCACGGGAAATTTCAAGTATTTTTTGGTTTTCAGGCGTTCAAAGTGATAATTCATAGCGTCACCGTTCGGGGTGGGTTAGGGGTATTAACCATCGGGTGTTGCTAACTCATTGATTTCTAATACCCTTTACATAGTATACCCCAATACCCCTAACAATGGTATGTAACAGGAATAATGTATATAGGGTATAGGGTGGTACTGCGCGGGGAATGGGTTTTTGCGTGCGTCCGGGGTATTCCAAAAGAAAAAACCCGTTAATCCTTTAGAATCAACGGGTTGCGGACAAACTACCTTGCACCTCACCGGCCGCCGTTCGGGGTGGTTCGGGGTATTTTTCAGCCGCTAAAAACCCGCTTCCGCCGGAATTTCCACAAATCAGCGGCAATTTTCGCGCGGCCTCCCTTATTCCTCAACCACTCAACCGGATATTGCAAAATTTCCCCGGTCAGGTTGGATTCCCACCGGATGTGATGGTCAGTGACAACCCGTATAAATTTCCGCAATTTGGGAATTGGCATGATTGCTCGGGCCTTGAGCGCATGGTCAAAACTTCCCACATCAACC